TTAGTCAAAGATTACAAAGAAGGCAAGCGAGGTGGTTTTGTTACCGTTCGCAGCAATGGACGTTTTGGGCCAGAGCATGACGTTGTGCGTATTCGGGTAGGCAGTCCAAAAAATATTGAAATCGGTGATTTTGAAGATGTTTCAGAGTCAGTGTCACCAGAACAGGGCGAGACTGACGAAGAAGTAATTGAGCGTATTGCCGAGCGATTTGATATCCTAGACAACATGACTCGTGCCACTGTAAATGGCGATGTCCGTGCAATGATCGTTTCTGGTCCTCCCGGTGTCGGCAAGAGTTATGGCATTGAAAAGCAATTAGAAATGGCGGGGTTGTTCGATACCATTGGTGCTAGAGAGCAGAAGTATGAGTTTGTTAAAGGTGCGATGACGCCCATTGGTCTTTATTGCAAATTATTTGAGCGTCGCGAATCTAATAATGTCATCGTCTTTGACGATTGTGACAGTGTCTTGCTAGATGATCTTTCTCTTAATATCCTCAAGGCGGCATTAGATACAGGTAAAACTCGTCGTATTCACTGGAACGCTGATAGTCATAAACTACGTAGCGAAGATGTACCCAACAACTTTGAGTTTCGTGGAAGTGTTATTTTTGTGACAAATCTTAAGTTTGAAAATGTCCGTAGCAAAAAGTTGGCAGATCATCTTGACGCATTACAAAGTCGTTGTCACTACCTTGATTTAACTCTAGATACTATGCGTGACAAGATTCTCCGCATTCGCCAAATTTTTCTCAAGGGTGATTTGTTTAAAGATTACAATTTCTCTCCAAATATGGGTGAAGAAATCATTGATTTTATGCAGGAAAATCATGGTCGTCTACGTGAGGTAAGTTTGCGAATGGCACTTAAGATTGCAGATTTGACTAAGATTTCTGATGATTGGAAAACTCTGGCTAAAAATACCTGTATGAGTAAGTAAACCTATAGATGAAAAAAGCAACGATTATTGTTAAAGACGAGGTCAACGTCAAAATTGAAGGACTTGACCTCGATACCAGACGAAAACTGACTGGCAAGTTTAAATATGAAATCCCGGGAGCCAGATACATGCCAGCGGTGAGGCTGGGCCGCTGGGATGGGAAAGTGGCATTTTTTCAATTAGGCGGATCAACTTTTGTTAATTTGTTGCCAGAAATTATACCTATTCTTGTAGAAGAAAATTATGAGATTGAGGTCGACGACCGTAGAACATATCAAGTAGATTATGATTTAGAAGATGTTGATGAACAATCTTTTTCTGACAGAAAGTGGCCATCAACACATCCTGCTGCTGGTGATTCTATAGTACTTCGTGATTACCAAGTAGAAATAATTAATAATTTCTTAAAAAACCCACAATCAATTCAAGAAATCGCTACCGGTAGTGGTAAAACGATAATGACTGCGGCATTAAGCCAGCGTGTAGAACAACATGGCCGAAGCATAGTTATTGTTCCTAACAAAAGTTTGGTGACACAAACTGAAAAAGACTATAGCAACATGGGGCTTGATGTTGGTGTATTTTATGGCGATAGAAAAGAGTTTGGACATCAGCACACAATCTGTACTTGGCAAAGCCTTAATGGTTTAATGAAAAACACCAAGAATCAAACTGCCGATATTTCTATTAGTGAGTTTTTAGAAGGTGTTGTTTGTGTAATTGTTGACGAAGTACACAGTGCAAAAGCTGATGCATTAAAAACCCTATTAACAGGTGCAATGGGACATGTTCCAATACGATGGGGATTGACTGGAACAGTACCAAAAGAAGATTATGCATATCAAGCATTGCACGTTAGTCTTGGACCTGTGGAATCACAGTTGTCAGCATCTGAATTGCAGGACAGAGGGGTATTAGCAAACTGTCATGTCAATATAGTTCAAATGATTGATTATGTAGAATATAATAACTATCAGAGTGAATTGAAATATCTACTTGAAGAATCTGGTCGTTTGGATATGATGAGCCAGATTATCAAACAGGCTAGTAATTCAGGCAATGTTCTTGTTCTCGTTGATAGAGTATCTGCCGGAAAAGAGTTAGAATCTAGGTTAGATAACTCGGTATTCATTTCTGGTAGTACAAAAGCAACAGACAGACAGGACCACTATGACCAAGTTGCTGACTCCGAAGGTAAGATTATCATTGCAACATACGGTGTTGCTGCAGTAGGAATTAATCTTCCTAGAATTTTTAACCTTGTTTTGATTGAGCCGGGCAAGAGTTTTGTTCGAGTTATTCAGTCAATTGGTCGTGGTATTCGTAAAGCCGAAGATAAAGATCACGTACAAATTTGGGATATTACATCAACTTGCAAATTTGCAAAACGCCATTTAACAAAGAGAAAAAGTTTCTACAAAGAGGCTCAATATCCATTCTCAATAGAAAAATTAGATTGGCAAAACTAAAAAATAACTTGACTTCAACAACACATAGGTAGTACAATAATAGGTTATGAAAATATTAACGCTTGAAGATGGTGCATACGAGTTAGACACCATACCAGAAGAAATAGACGATATACGATTCGCAATTTTAGACAACTCAGACCCCACAAATCCAGATTACTTTTTTATTCCTCTAATTTTTCTAGAAAGTTTTAATGCACCTGCATTAGTTCTGCGAATAGATAATGAAATTATTAAAATGCCTATGGACTGGCATATATTAATTGGCGAAGCAGAGTTGGGCGATCTTGAGATGTTGCCAATGACCTCAATAAATGACAGAGGGTTTCGCACCTTCCTGTTCAATCCACTTACCAGTTTTAGTGCAGAATTTGCTGATGTAGAAATTGTAGATGTCTATCATGAGGTGACTTGGTATGCACCAAAGTTAAAAAATGGTCAGATTCTTTGCGTACCAATTGAATCGGGCGATAATCCACGCTGTATTTATTTTGCCAAAGATATTAGTAGAAACTGTGAGGTTGTAGATTATCGCAATGCGTGGTAAGTCACAAAGTACTAAATTAAATATACAGTGTGAAATGAAAATGCTCGATGAAAAGAGCAGGACGTTTTATGATGATTTAAATGAAGAGGAAAAGAAAAAGTTTTCAACCTATTTAATGATACGATGGGGGAGTTCAGTACAAGGTTCACCAGAATTACAAGAATATTATCTACATGCGACAAACCAACGGTTGAACAAACATTTTTTTGACATATATAATCATCCAAAACTGCAATGGCTCTGTGCATCAACTATTAGCCCGGACCTTGGTGTTTATAGACATACGTGGATAGGACATAAAAAGAAAAATCCTGATGAAAGCAAAAAGTTAAAAACTTTGAAAGAGATTTTTCCGACAGCAAAATTAGATGATTTGCAAACACTATCTAGTATTGCCGATAAAAAAGAAATTTCAGAATATAAAAAGAAATTTGGAGAATAATGACAGATTATACATGCAAATATTGTGGTAAAAGTTATGTGAGAGAATCAACTCTTGCTGCACATTTGTGTGAAATGAAACGTAGATATCAAGATAAGGATCATAAAGGCGTTCAACTCGGACTCAACGCGTATCTGAGATTTTTTGAAAAAACGCAAGGTTCTGCCAAATTAAAAACATTTGATGACTTTGCACAAAGTAGTTATTATCGTGGTTTTGTAAAATTTGGATATTATTTAATAAGAATTCGTGCTATAAACACTAGCCGTTTTATTGACTGGGTCATCGATAATAATAAAAAATTAGATCACTGGTGTAAAGATAAAATTTATGCAGAATACCTATATACGTATCTACGAACAGAAGCATCAAATGATGCACTTGAGCGAGCAATAGAATATAGTATTGAGTGGGGAGATGAAACAGAATGTCCTCCACATGATATGTTGCGATATGGAAATTCTAATAAAATATGCTACGCCATATCTACAGGTAGAATTAGTCCTTGGATAATATATAACTGTGAAAGTGGGCAATCATTTTTAGATAATCTAAATACCGAACAATTAGCAATTGTATGGCCATGGATAGAACCAGAATATTGGCAAGGACGCTTTGCAAAGTATCCTTCCGATCAATTATATGTGCAAAAAATATTAAAAGAAGCCGGGTGGTGATAAAAATTAATGAGTAATGTTTACAGTAATCCGTGGTCAGGCAAAAGACAGTTTTATAAAGGGAAAGTGAAAAAAACACTAACAGCAGAAACTGACCCATCCTATAAAAAATATTGTAAGAAAAAGAAAAACAAAAATAAAATAATGTCTTATGCCGCTTGGTGCAGAAAAGAAAGGCGAAAAGGAGGCA